CAAGTTCCCACTGGTGATCTTAAAAATATCGCCATTGTTAATCGTTTTAGACGAATCCAGAGCAGTGTGATACAGCAAATTACCGCTAGTCACCGCATCACGAATACCAACGTAAGCGATAATCCCCCAGTCAGCTGTAGCTTGTGGGAACTCAATCGCAGCACTGTTCGTAGACGCACCGTTAGACGGAGAACCGAAAGTAATCGCCTGACGAGCATACGAACCACCTGAAACCTCAGTGCCAGTGTCAGCATCAGTCGGGTCTGTGGTATACAGCGCCAAATAAGTCGTTGTAGGACTCGTATAGCTCGTATTACGCAAAGTAGCGTTAATCAGAGCTGTTTCCAAAAAGTTACTCATTTCTGCCATGATTTCACCTCGTATAAGACATAGACATAGGCTGACCGCCATATTCACTAGACTGGTCAGAAGTATTTATTGCTAAGATAGCACGATCATACAAAGCTGCCCATGTCTGGAGCCTTGCATCATTCATAAGATATGGTTCTGCCTCACCTAAAGCTGCATAAAGCAGTGCATCAGGATAGTTAGCTAGAAACACATTATTGATATTCGTATCCGTTAGATACTGCGGTTTAGCGTAATACAACATCTGTACGCTATAAGCAGTATCAGGAATCGGAGCAAATTGAATCTCGTTAGCCAGAATCGTGTAATCCACTGGCTTACCTGAATCAGTGGTACGAGAACCAGCAAAAAACGCATTAGGAGAATAATAAGTCAGAGATTGCACCGGAGTCGTTCTCAAGTGCATATCCCGCATCTCTAGGAAGTCCGTAGGAAGCCCTACAGTCGAATCACCTGCTGTGGTATCAGCCCTCGCTACGACGAGCATCTTGCGCGTTCTAAGGTCTCTAGCGAGCCTTTCTTCGCCTAGACGGATAAAGTCTGGTATCTGGTTAGTCAGATCGCTACGGGCTAAGTAACTCGCCACTGTAGACTTTAGAGAACTATAATCCGTCAATGCCATGACTATTTCCCGTTGTTATGATCCTCGATGGCTGTCTCTCCGACATCCTCCCATCGATACTCATGTGTTCCTATGTGCCCGATATATTTAGATAAGTCGTGATCCACAAACGTCGGAATCCCCTCATCTAAAGCCTTCAGACAGAAATAAATATCCTCGCCAATAATTCCACGTGGTGACCATTCAGCACTAAACCACGGAGTTTTCAGCTTTTCAAACACTTCACGAGCAATCAAAGTCGCACCGAAACCAATAGCAGTTACCTGTTCGCAACCTTGTTTACCCCTAGAATCAACCTTAAGCCAGCGAGTCTTTTTAATCTCGCCATTCTCATCATCCTTAGTTAGCTCTAAATTCAGAGCCGTACTCAGAACAGGCTTACGTCTAGTTACTGCGTTTACACCTACTATCGGCAACTCACGACTTAGCAAGATACTAATAATATCTGGCGGGAATCTCATGTCTGAATCAATAAACAGCACATGAGTACATCCTTCAGATAAAGCCGCCTTTACTAGACCTTCGCGCTGGTCAAATATCAGCGTTCCAGCCATCGTATATAACTTTAATCCGTTGTTCTCATCATTGCAACGATGTTTAACGTCATGCCCAACCATCCTCGCAAAGTCAAACGCAAAGCCTGTATGCACCTCATCCCTAGCTGGTACACAGACTCCAACAACAGCACCCTTCACAGCTTTCTTATCTTTTTTTGTAGACATTAGAGAGTTCCTCTGTATGTGCGCCAGACCGATCCTTCGCCATTCATCCACTTGGCAAATTCCGCATCGTCAACTATGTGGAATCCCCTCATTATCCCTTTCTTGTTCATCTCATCAATGACCGTAAAAGGAATCTTTCCTACATGGTGAAAGTCGTTTAGATGACCAGTTCTAGCCTTATCAGCGTCTCTAATCTCATTAACCGCTTGCAATATTTCAGTTACATCCTGCTGAGTTTCGATGATGATTCCACCTTCCCCATCAGCGTGTACTACAGAAGTGCGAAAGTTCACAAAGGAGTCCTTTCTAAAAAACCCCCGAGGCCGTAGCCCCGAGGGAAACACGCAACTCAGCGTGAAGGAGTCAAATAATGTGTGACCAAGTTCGTCCAATTCTTACGCCGCGAATACAGTTAGGAGATACTCCAAGTTCTCTACCTAATGCCGCATGATTTAGCTTGCTTTCCCTGATATATCTTACCTTTTCCTTATCAAGCAAAGACTTGCCGTTACCTTCGCCTTTTGGAGCAACAGTTCGCTTCCTCCCTTTGGCAATCATGTCATGGCAATTTTCTTTAGGAGTTCCAATTGTAAGATGCTTAGGATTTACGCAACAAGGATTATCACATTTATGCATTACAAACATACCATCTGGTATTTCTTGTTTGTTAGCAATTCTCCAGCTTACCCTATGCGCCCCATCAGAACCTTCGCTCTTAGCTCCTAAAGAAATTCTCCCATAGCCGTTAGAAAGTCTTTGTCCTTCCCATTCCCAACAATCATCATCTGATTTTTTGGTAACAAAATTCCAAAATCTTTCTTCTAGCGTACCTCTGGCGTGTTTCTTGAAACCAACCGAGCCATGAGTTTTAAATCTCACATAATGCTTATGACAAAGATTTAAACTTTTAACCCTTACTTCTGAATCACATCCATCAACAGAACATTTCATATAACCTCCCCATAGATAACTACAGGGAGGATTATATATCAATATCCGTTACAGACTCATGTCCAGATCGAAGCAACCACCATGAGCAGCCTCGTTCTTGACCTCCAGAGTGCACTCAACCAGAACCTGAGTCTTATCCGAGTCACCAGCCTTAGCCAGTTCGTTAGTCTGGAACGGACGCAGGTAAGCAATTGCTGCATACTCAGGATCAAGCACCAGAGCGTCACGGGTACGCATAAATCTATTCGGAACGACCGAAATATTTCCGAAGTCACTGACGTAGATGTCAGCCGCGCCGATAATTGTTGACGGTTTAGCACCAGTCACATTAAAGCGAGTAGCACCAATACCAGCGAACGACGATACCTTCTGCTTACCAGAAGCGCCAACCATCAGGACGGAAGGCATACCACCAGAGGTAAACACTTCAGCCACAACGGTTTTCAACAGGGCTTCGGTGAAAGTACGCTGAGTACCATCCGAACGAGTCGATACGCCGATAGTCGTAGGATCAGCACCGCCCGAACCGTAGTCGGTATTGGTTTTGATCCATGACAGCAGCGAACCCATCTTACGAGGAGTCGAGTTCGACGAACCAGCATCACGACCCTGATTCGACAGCATGATTGTTTCCAGATCGCGCTTGATCTCTTGGGAAGCCTTAGCAAGCTGATAAGCTTTCTCAGACTTACGACCAGCTTTGTTCACCGTATCCAGAGTGCCAGAAACCTTGATGGTCTTTTGCAGAATCTGGGTGTAGTTACCAAGACGAGTAGTAGGAGACAGAGTTGCATCAGATGCATCAGCGCCTTCAACCGCAGCGTTAGCAGTCGTTGCAGCAGCCAGCGAGTCAGTCTGCCACTCATGGTAAACAGCCGTAGCTTTAGTCTTGCCAATCGAGGACATAAAAGGAGTTTCGGTAGGCGAGATATTGTAGATAACATCGGTCAGGTCTTCGCGCTGACCAACAGCGGTATGTGCGTTATAAATAGCCATGATTCACCTCAAATAAATTTCTCAAATACACTTGCGGCATCAGCAACCCTTCCGGATTCCCTAGCTCGCGCCTTAAGTTTCTTCAGTTCTTCAGCGTTACTATCTCTAGGCTGCGATACGCCAGCTTTAATCACTTTAGGAGCCTGAGCTACTTTCTTAGTAATCTCTGGCTTACTAGCAACTAACTTGTCGTACTGCATCGCCTTGTAAAGCGTTAGAACCGCACGAGAGTCATAGACACTCGCTAACTCTTGATCCGAAAACCCTAGACTCTTTCCAAACTCACGGATGTTCTTCCGCAAAGTCTCACCTTTAGCCGGGTCTGCAAACTCTGGAACAGCCGCCACTAACTTCTGGCTTTCCTCAGCAACATAACGCTGAAGATTCTGCTGACGTTCATGCTCTTGTTGCTGTGCAATTCTCTCGCGTTCAGCCCTAACAGCATTGAGTTGCTTATCCCTCTCGACCATCTCAGCTACCTTTACAGAGTAGCCAATAGGATCAGTTTCCTTCAGGTAAGCTAGGTTTTCCGTCTCATCTTGAGGTTTGAGCATTTGCTCCATCATCTCAAGACGTTGCGCGTATTGATCGCGCAGAGCCTTAGCCTCTTGAACCGCTTGGCGCTCGGCCTCAACCGCCTTACGTTCCTCAGCTACAGCTTGCGATTTCTTGGTGTAATCAGTGCCAAGTTGATATGACTTGATAAGCTCATCTAGGGTTACCTCCCGTTCCTCGCCTGCTGCTTTTACGCGGAATCTTTGAGGCTCCTCGGCTTCTTCAACATCCTCATCTTGTTCTACCTCTGATTCATCATCAGATTCGGCCTCGCTCTCGTTGGCTTCTGCTTGGAGTTCCGGTTGTTCCTGTTCGGAGCCTTCTTCTCCACCCATTAAGCCCAAGAAAGCGTTAGCTGCACCTTCTACCGTCAACTCACCACTACCTTCAGGTGTCGTGTTCTGAGTATCGCTCATCAATGTTTCCTTAATTATATCGGGAACCGCCCGACTCGGTTACAAAATCTTTAATCTCCCATCCTTTATTTTCTTGTCTGCGACCATCCCTTGAAGATGATCCTCAAGACTCTCAATAACCCTTAATCTCACATAAGCCTGTTCTCTTACGTCTATGTCGTTGTAATCACTCATTGCAAACTTGTTAATTTCCTGATTCTTCAAGTCTTGCATCATTTCCTTAAAGTAATCATCTCGGAGTAAGTTCTCAGCCCATTGAGATTTGTTCATTGCATACCTTTAGTCAGTGCGCCTAGCTCTTTCAGCGCCTTCAGAGTCAGTTCCGTCTGCTTGTTCTTGGTATCTTCATCAGCCAAGTCCAAAGCCAATACAGCCTGAAGTTGTTTAACAGCAAGTTCAGCCTCTTTAATCCGAAGTTCAGCCGAATCACGCTGGTTCTTCATCTGCATCTCTATACCCTTACGCGTGTACTCTGCCTCTAGGGTCTGACGCTCCAGATCAAGTTTCGCCGCGTCAATCTGGGCTTTTGCCTGAGTCTTTTCCCGTTCAACTTGTGCCAACATCTGTGCGACCTCTGCTTGTGCATCGGGAGCAGGAGGCTGAGGCTGAGATAGCGCAGCATTAACTTCAGGCGTAATCTCATTCATGAACTCCGAGGCATCCTTGAATCCAGCAGCCTCAATGAACTTAGCCAATGTGTTACGGTATTGCATCACGCTAACCAATGGATTAGCCGCACCGTATTGCTGGATAATCTGCTCTTGCTTAGACAGAATCATCTGAAGCATCGTCAGCTTCTGTTCACGATCACCAGAACCCAGACCAACATTGACCGAAATATCGTACTCATTAGCCCATGTACGAGGGTCATACTGGACGTACTGACCACGCATACGGATTAGCTTAGGCTTGTCCTGATACTTGCCTAAAAGCCTCAGAATGCCTTTAAACAAGCTCTTAACGCCTGTCTCTGCGAACACACGAGCAATCAACTCCAGCTTTCCAGAGTTAGACTTCATCATCGCAGCTACAGCAGCAGCAGTAACATTCGACAACACATCAGGGTCTAACCCTTGTTGCGCGTCATTCACACCTGTACGCTTAGCCTGAACAGCGTCCAGATACTCCATCATCGGGAGAGCCTGACCGAACGTGCTCTGTACCGTTAGCGGAACCAAAGCATTCGGAGACTTCAGACGGATAATCCCACCCGGCGTAGCGTTCAGCAGGTCATCAAGATTCACCTGACCATCTACAGCACCTACACGAGCATTGTTCGTCAGATACATATTGTCCAGAGACTGACGGGTAATCGTCGATTTCTCTAGCTGAATATCCACCACACGATCAGCCAATGACTGACCAAAGAACTTATGAGGGATAGGAATGGGGCAAATACTGTGGAACGGAATATAGTCGCATTCTTCATCGTCAAGGATTTCTGAGCCGCAATAGACAATCTTTCTCAGTTCAGCAATGCCATCCTCATCCTCATCGATACGGATATAGCACTCGTATACCTCAACCGTCTGCATTGACTGATCTAGACTGATATTCTGGTCTGGCTGCTCACCATTCTGGAATCGTGCTACTCGTTCCTCAGAGAACTCCAGATCATTGTAGGTCGGCAGACTATCAACCATCTCCTTGTCATAGCCAAGAGCTATCAAGTCACTACGCGGCATCAGACGACGATGAGCTACAAACTGAGCAGTCTCAATGTCTTTAGCTGACTTGGAGATAAGGAATTCTTCAGGTGGGACATTCTCGATCTTGACGCAGCCGTACTCTTTCTTACGCTGGACATAGACCTCGTACTTAGGAATCTGCATGACATTCCCAAGCATATCGGTTACTTCCTCAAACTCAACTTCCTGCTTGATAACCTCTAAGGATTGATCTGCCAGCAATAGAGCAAGCTCATCTTCAGACAGGTTCTCGTATTCTTCTTTGGTAACGTCTACACGCTCATCCCAATAAGACTTAACGACACCAACCTTCTGAAGCAAGGCATCTTTGAACCAGTTATGAAGTATCAGGAGTCCGTCATTCTCACGATAGAACACCCAATTACAGTAGTCTGTAGCCTGTTTAGCAGATTCCTCATCGCCGGGACTCTTAGGCTCAAAGTAGACAATATCCTCTGTAGTCGTAAAGACTCGGATAAGCTGTGGAAGCGCACCATCAATAGCCTCTGCAACCTCGCCAGTGACAATCTGGCTACGCCCCTCGACCTCGTTGCCGTAGGGTTGCCTCAGGTAATACTCTAAAGCTCGCTTACGATCCTCTACTGTCTCAGAATCAATGTAACCAAGCGAGTTATCTATTTCATTCTCAAGGATGCCCTTGATTGTGCCTGAATCGAGCATAACAGCCCCTATGGGAAATTTTGCTCATTATACAACCCATCTTACATTATTTGGCAACGGTTTTGACCACGATCCATCCGATTCGTCAAGACCTACTGCTAAATATCTCATTGCATCAGAGAAATGTGACGACCAGTCATGAAGTGGCTTGTCATAGAACACACTCCGCTTCTCGTCATATTCCTTACGATAGTTCCTCAAAGCATTTAATCCCTGCTTTGTATCAGGATGGAACCAGCATCTAGGAAGCAGCCTTCTGGTGGCCTGAATACCGTCTGCAATCGATAGCCTCGGAGCTACAGTCACGTTTAGGCCAGCTTCCTGCAAGACTTCCTTACGAGACTTACCTGTGCCTAGTTCTCTTACCTCAACATCATGAGGGAGAATATGGTCAAAGCTCTGGTAATTGTTCTCACGCAACCATGATACATACCAGTCTAGTCCTACTCCGTGGTTTTCCACGCAGTCCAGTAGACGTATCTCTTTTCCAGCCACTTGAGCAACCCAGATAGCCGTTGAATCGCCCATCCCAATATCCCAAGCAGTAAAAGAACGACAGAGATCGTCACGAGGAAACTCGGCAATACGACCATTAGCCTCAAGATCATTGATAATTGAGCCATAGTAACTACCCTCCACCGCGGCATTAAACGAGCACTCGAACTCTTGGTCATACTTGTCCTGACCCATTTCCCTCAGAGCAGCCTTAAGTTCTTGCTCAGCAATAATTTTAGTCTGACTAGCCTTGAACTCTAGGAATGACCAATCTGCCTCAGTCTTAGCTCTCTCTGCTAAATCGTGGAAATGGTTATTACCTTTAGGAGTGCCAATGAACAAAGCCCACCCAAGACGATCTGCCAACGCTGGACGGATAATCTCGTTCCAAATCTTAGGGTTCTGATCCCCAACCTCATCGATAACCACTCCATCAAAGTACTGACCACGCAAGCTATCAGGATTGTCAGACCCATAAAGACTAATCCTGCGCCCCCAAAAATCAGCCCTAAGCTCAGATACGTTATAACTAGCTCCTAGTGGTCTTGTGTACTCTTGGAGATAATCCCATGCAACCCGTTTAGCCTGTCCGTATGTTGGAGCAATATAGGCATAACGTGGGTCTTTCTTTTCGTTGAGTACCGCTGCCTTGATGAGGTGGTTGATAGCACTTACAGTCTTTCCCATCCTTCGATGAGCAACGACCACCGTAAATCTGCTGGCATCTATAGCATTGTGAATGGCAATTTGCTGCTCTCTTGGAGCATATGGGATTACTATCTCCATCCGTTACTTCTGCCATGTGACTATGTGCTGCTGAGGCTCACCGTCCTTACCCGTTACTTCAGTCCTAGCCAGCTTAGGGATATGGTATTCACTGAGCTTATTCATCAGGTCTAGGGCTTTGTAAGGATCTTCCTGAGCTACCTCATTTAGCCACTTGTCCATGTTAGGAGCATTGCGCTCTAGTAGATTAGCTATAGCCTCTCTGACGATAGCTGTGGACTTATTAGGCACTCCCTTAGGTCTACCCTTACCTGCATTAGTTAAAGTGGGGTAATTTTCAGGTATTTTCTGCTCTACTTTGCTGCTTTCTGTTTCCATTTTTGCATTACCTCTTAGGTGTCATGCGTAGAATATCTCATACATATCTGGCCTATTAGCCTTTAACCACGCTTTAGGCTCCTCTAAACACTTCTCGTAGTCCATTCCTACTGTCTGACTACCTGCATGATGTACATACGCTGTACTTACAAAGTGCTTATACCCCGCCTTACTCATGTCCATACAGATTATATTATCTGAAAACCAATTGATACTAGGAAATTTAGCTACTCCCCATGCCTCTTTATTGATTACAGCACATATTGGAGCTATTACCTCAGCCTCTTTAATGTTTCCTTCGCTTAAGTATTTCAGACCTTGAATCCCATCATTCTCTACCGGGAACCTTATATTCTGGTGATGCAATACGTAATCTGACCTTGCCCCCAACCAACCTACCTTAAATTCCCTATCAACTGTTAAATGCTCATAGTCTTTCTTTAACAGTTCTAACGTAGTAGGCGCAAATACTACATCGTCGTTGCATACAATCAATGAATCATGTCTGGTAAACGCATAATCGATAATCTCGTTATATGCATCCCCGAAATTGGTAGCAGTATTTGGTCTGAAGATGATATTTCCGTAGTCTCTAGTTCTTGCCCACAATCCCAAATTATTACCGCTAAGGAATATTGGTATATCTGGGGCGTATTGTTTGAGTGACTCCAAAAGAACATAGATAGACGGGCTATTAACTGTAGCTATTACGATTGCTTGCATTAAATGTCCTATTTAGAACGTCTTTAAAAGCATCATTAAATGGCCTCGCCTTAGTCTTACCTTCCATCTGGCGAGTAATACTTGCACCCATTAAATCAATATAGTATTGCAGTAACGCAAAATACTTTTCCTCCGATACAAACTTCCTATATTCCCGAATCAACCACAACATAATTACCGGAAATACATAGTCATAATCACCTAACCATTCAGCCGTTCCCCAAAAATTAAATGTCTTAGGACTCTGGCTATATACTGCTTTTGTATCTTTAGTGAAGCATTCTATCAGCGGTACATTGTGCACCTGCCTGATCCTTGCATCTGTCTCGTCATTCTCTATCGGCTTATCCCACCTACAAGCCTCTTGACGGAAACAATTGACCATCAACTCACCTAATAGCGTATCCGCTACATTAGGATCGATAAGATCAGGAAACTTACACTCTACTATTCCCTCATATTTCCCTTTGATATTCCCCATTGGAACATCAGGAAACGCATCCCAGACTCTACCTGCATCATCCGGGCTAAATGCCATTGTGTTGCAATAAATGTAATCTACATCGTAATTCGTCAGGACAAGTAGTTCACCTATTGAGCCGGGAATCAGGTAATCATCATCCCCAATAATCCAGACAAACTTTGACTTAAAAGGCAAGTTATACGCATAAATAAAATTAGCCGCAGCACCTAGATTCTCTGCGTTATGCCTAACTTCTATCCATTTCTGAGCATCAAGATACTCTTTAGTCCCGTCTGTACTTCCATTATTCGAGACAAATATCTTTACCCTGTCCTCATAGCCTTTTA